ATCCTCGCCGGTGGCGAGGCGATCGAGGCCCGTCTGCACGCGATCGGCGGCGGTGGCGAGCCGGTCTTCGCCGGTTTGCACCAGCAGGGCGTCCCACAGCAACCCGCCGGGCTCCAACGCCTGGACGCCGACCAGCTCCGCAAGGCCGAACTCTGCCGCGGTGTCGGGCACCTGGATGCGATGCAGCTCCGCGCGGTGCGCGGTCTCGATCCGCACGGCATACGCGGTGGCTGCGCCGTCCGGCAGAGCGATCGCGCTTTGCGGCGTCAGCTCGACCAAGATGCCACCGGCAGGAATCGAGATCGCTGCGTGCTCGGTCGCCAGCGCGGCGCCGAAGAACCCGATTACCGGGCGCCATGTCTCGAGCGGCGTCTGCGGGGCGCGCTCCAGGCGGATACTTGCGGTCGCCGGGATGGTCAACCCTGCGCCGTCGCGCACGGCAGGGATATGCAGTCGGGTCATCGGGTGGCCTCGGTCTGGGCCTGGCGCGGGGGCGTCGGCGCGGCGTCTCTGCGGGCGTTGATCCAGTAATAGGCGGTACGCCGACTGATCGGGTAGCGGGCCAGAAGGGTCTCGACGGTGTCGTTCGGATGCACCTCCGGGCGCACCTGCGGACGGGAGATGTAGAGCCGGTCGCCGGCGGCGTAGCGGCGCAGCAGCGCCATCGCGCGACAGGCGGTCTCCGCGCCGAGCTCGCGGGCGAACACCTCGGAGAGGTCATCCAGGGTCATGTGTCGCCCACACGAAGAGGATGTAAGCCGCCCATGGCCCGAAGACGATCGCCAACGGGATCAGCGCGTCGCGCACCACAGCCACGACGCCATGACGGGGCCTGCAAAGGGCCCGTAGAAAGCGCAGCAGGCGGCGAGCAGGCATCGGTATTTGGTGTTCCGGTCGGTCATGGGGCTCCTGGTCTGGCGGCGGGAGGCTCAGCGCCAGACCGCGCCCTCGGTTTCGTCGCTGCGCTCGGCGGCGCGCATCAGCTCCGCGCGGGTGAGACCGACCTCGGGCGGATCCCCGTCCGGGTCGAGCTTGGCCACGAAGTAGCGCTCCCCGCGCCAGTGCACCGCGTCGCGTTCGCGCAGGGCGGCGGCGTCGCGGGTGAAGAGCAGCACTTGCGGGCGGTCCTGGTGGCGGATCTCCAGCGGGGATTTGGTCTCGCCGGCAATCTGTGTCGTGACCGGCTCCCAGCCCGCGCGCGGAACCGCGGTCACCGTCCGGCCGTTCGGCAGCGTGAGCTCCTCGCCGTGGTAGGCGAACTGCTCGCGGTGCAGGCGGGCCAGATCGGCGGCGCGGTTGCGGCGCGTGAGCATGGGCGCTTACTTCTTGCCGCTCTGGAGCATTTCCGGGCGGCGGCAGAACATCAGGGGGTAGGCGCGTACGCAAGCCTTGACCCACGCGTCTTCCCCGGACTTGTCCACCAGGATCATTGGGTAAATCGCCTGGCCCGGACGCCCGAGGTGCGCGAAAGATTCGCCCGGCGCCATGACGTGCTGGAACAGGCCAGGGATACCCATCGGGAAGAACTTTACCTTGTTGGCCGGGATCTTCACGACGTCGTCGTCGGATCCCCAATAGCGCATGAAGACCACGTCGCCGATGCGCACGCGCGGGGTGTTTCCGAGCAGGCCGTCGAGACCGTCGCGGAAGCCGCCCTGGAGCATCAGCTTCCAGATGTTTTGGACCTCTTCGTGGACGAGCAGCGCTTTCCAGAAGGCATCCGAACACAGCCCGACCGCAACCGCGCCGGGGCGCCATTCGCCCTTGGCTGCGCGGCGCATCTGGTCGGTCACCTGCATGCACTTGAGCATCAAAGCGCCGGCGGCGGGGTTAACGGCTTCGAGCGCGAAGTCGATCTCCGCGGCCTGGGTCACGTTGAGCTTCTGATAGAAGTCCACGAGCGTAGACCCGTCAGCGTCAACCATCACGCCCGTGATCGCGCCAAGCTGCATGTTTTCAAACGTGTACTGCGCCTCGCGGATCAGCCCGGTGGGCCCGGACAGGCGGCGGTCGATCTCCTGCTGCATCGCCTGCAGCTCGCTCGTCTTGCCGAACGCGCGCACGTCAAGCAGCTCGGAGGCGGTCATGGTGTGGTCCTTTGCGATCCGGAATGTCTGGAAGGACACCGCCTCGCGCTTGTCGGTATCGCCCTGCTTGGGCGGCGCGCCGCGCGGGCTGACCGGAATCAGCGTCAGACCGCCGGAGCGGTTTTCCAGCCAAAAGGTGGTCGTGCGGATCGGGTTGGGGGTAAAGAGGCCCATGTCCTGAATGATCGACGGCACATAGTCGATTTTTTCATAGGCATCGGCCATTTCGGCCAGCCCGAAGGCGGGATTACGGAAGATGTCGAGGGTTGCCATGATGTAACGGGCTCCTTAGCGGGCGACGATGAAGCGCGCGGCAAGGGCGCTGAGGGCTTCGGCTTTGTTCGCGTCGGTGATGAGGCGCGGCCAGGTCAGCTTGTAGGCGTTGACCTCGCGCAAACGCGCCACGTAGACCGCCTTTTTGGCGGCCAGGCTCGCGTCGACGTTGTCGAGCAGGATCCCGACGGCAATCTGCTCATTGGCCAGGGCGTCCTCGGACTCGGCGACGGCGACCTTGATGACGGCACCGGCGCCCCAGTCGGTCGAGCCGTCCGCAACGGTCAGGTTGATGTGTGTGGAGGTGTACGCCTCGGCGACCGTCAGCGGGTCGAGGACGGTGCCGTCCGGGGCGACGACCGAGAAGGTGCCGGCGTCCGTGGCCGCGGCCGTGCAGGTCAGGATGTAGTCACCGACCAGGGCGTCCGCGCCCAGCGTGACGGTGCCGAGCGTGCCGTTGCCGTTTCCGCTGACCTTGCTCGCGGTGCCCGCAAGACCTCGGCGAGCCAGGCCCTTGAGCTTGCCGTCGGAGGCGATGCCCACGACGGTGCCGGCGGCGAGATTCTGCCCGGCGGCCAGGGTGCCGACGTCAAGGCTGATGCTGTTGTTGGTTTCCGCGACGAGGAACTCGCCGGCGTAGCTGCCTTCATGAAAGACGGTCATGTGTTTAATGCTCCGAGGTTAAGCCGCTTTGCCGCGGGCGCGCGCCCAGGAGGCCTGGACGTCGAGCAGGGGGTCATCCGCCGGGGCATCCCCGCCCATGGTCGGCGGGTTGCCCATCGCGGCCATTTGCAGGGCCAGGGCGTTGATCGGTGCGGCTGCGGCGGCAGGGGCTGCGGCCGGCAGCGTGGCCAGTACGGCGGCGGCGGTCGTCGCATCCATCGCCGGGTTGCGGGCGAGCACCAGGGCGGTATCGCGCCGCCCCTCGACCTTGGCCTCGGCGTGGTCGAGGATGGCGAAGATCCGGGTCCGCTCGGCATCCGCGCCGGCTTGGCGGGCGGCTGCGAGATCGGCGGCGGTGGTCGAGGGTTCGGACGTCAGAAGCACGCCCGCGTCGGTTTGCTCGCTCATGGATTTGGCTCCGATGGGGTTGAGCGTGGAGCGCGCGGGGCGCGCAAACGATGTCCGCGCGCGCGAGGCGGCGGCTTTGGTCAAGCGGGTAATCAGGGCGTCGGCGGTCTCCACCGCGTCGGCGAGCTGCGCATCCACGGCAGCTTGTGCCCGGAAGATCCCGGCCTGCGTGGCGCGGACCGTCTCCGGGGTCAGCTTGGCGCGACCGGCGACGACTGCGGCGACGAACTCGCCGTAGATCGTGTCGATCTCGGCCTGGAAGCGCGCGCGCACCGAGGCGGGCAGCGGCTGGTAAGGCGTGCCGTCGACCTTCTGGTCGCCGGCATAGATGTGGGTGACGGCAACCCCGTCGTTGGCCATGGCGCGGCTGAGGTCCACATGGGTCATGACGACGCCGATGGAGCCCGCATAGCCGCTCGGGGCGATGCTCAGGGAGCGCGCCCCGGAGGCGATCAGATAGGCGGCACTGGCCGCCATGCTGTCGGCGATCGCGTGTACCGGCTTGCTGCCGTTGGCGTCGCGAATGGTCGCCGCCAACTCGAAGGCGCCGGCCACCTCGCCGCCGGGGCTGTCGAGATCCAGCAGGATGGCTTTGGCGTCCGGGTCGGCGAGGGCCGCGGCCAGGTCGGTGGCGATCTGTTCATAGCCCAACACCATCTCCGAGTTGGCCCCGAGCTTCATCCGGTGCGCCAGGACGCCGCGCACCGAGACCACGGCGAGGGTGTCGATCAGGCGATACCGTCCGCGCGTGGCCTCGTCGCGCCGCAGCTCTCCTCGAGGAGAGGACCAGGCGGCCGGGGTGAGCGGATCCAGATCCGGTGCCAATGCCGCCGGGACCGCGCTCAACTGCTCCGCGCCGATCAGGCGCGGGCCCAAGCCGGCGATGATCGCGTCCAGCTTGCCCGGGGCGATCAGCAGCGGGGTGTTGAAGATGCGGGCGGAGAGGTGGGGGTAGGTCATGCGGCGGGCTCCGGCGCGGCCAGTTGCTTGGTGCGCTGGCGGATGGCGTAGGCGGACAGGCGCGCCTTGCGCTCCGGGTAGGCGAGCTCGGCGGCGATCAGTGCCGCGTTGCGTTCGCGCACCAGGCGCAGCAGCTCCAGGTCTTCGTTGCTCAGGCTTGCCTCGTCGATCGACTTGAATTCGCCGACAACGGCCCAGTTGCAGAGCTTCTGTTCGCTCATGTAGTGCACGGCGGTCGTGTCTTTGCCGTGCTCCGAGCGCATGTCGATGATCGAGTCGGTCAGCACGCGGTTCGCGTCGCGCTTGCCGCGGATCAGGCCGGCGCGCGGCGGGTCTTGGAAGGCGTCGCGGTAGTAGAGGTAAGCGTCGACGAGCTTGCGCTGGCCTTCGCGAGCCATCTTCCCGCCAAGGAACGGCATGACGATAAGCGCCTGACGCTCATCGAGCCAGAAGACCGGGATCGACTTGCCGCGGCTGTTCGTGGATTCTGACTCCGCAAGATTGCGGAGTGAGATTTCTTCGGCAAGCTCTTTGCGGATCGCGCGCAACACGGAATCGTGCCGGCGCTCGAACAGCTCGGCAATCTTCAGGCTCGACACCATCGGCTTGCTGCGATGGATCTCGATGACGCCCGCGATCTCGTGGTGGGTTACACTTGCCTTCGTCATGGCCGCCTCTGCTTCAGGTGGTTGTGATAAGAACCCCCGCTCGGTGTCAGCCGCTCGGGGGTTCGTCGTTTTCGGGGCGCGCAGGGCGGCGCTCATGCCGTCATCTCCGCGTCGTCTTCGCGCTCAGGCTTCTCGCCCGCAGCGCCGCCGGATTCGTTGTCGTTGTCGTTGTCGTCGTCGGACTTCGCCGCGGGCGCACCGCCGCCGCTCGCCATCCCCGCCCGCTTCGCCTCGATCGGCCCTGTCGGCAGCCCCGCGGAAACCAACAGCGCCTGCTCGGTTCGCCGCTGCTCGATCACCTCTTCGTAGTCCAGCCCCTGCTCGGCGCATTCCGCCTCGAGCGTGGAGAGCCCGGCATTCATGCGCAGCACGGCGGCCTGGGCTTCTTTGACGGGATCGACCCAGCCGCGGCCGCCGAAAACGAAGCGACAGCGGCAGTAGGCATAACGCAGACGGTAGAAGTCAGGGGCCTCGATCACGCCGGCATTCACGGCCTCTTCAAGCCAGAGCTCGAAAACCGGGCGCAGCCAGGTGTCAACCAGCCAGCGGCGGCGGCCGTGGAAGTAACGCCACGCCTCCAAAAGGGCAGCGCGGGCGCTGGAATAGTTGGACTTGCTGAAGTCCTTCATGAACAGCTCGTAGGGCAAGCCCATGCTTGCGGCGATGCGCCGCTCCGAGCTGATCATGAACGCCTCGAAGGCGGGGTTCGGGCGCCCCGGGGCGAGGCTCGACACCTTCGCCCCGACCGGCAGCGGGATCACCGCGGCCCCGCGCAGGCGGCTCATGGAGCCGCGCGCCTCGCTCAAGCTGCGGTTCCACTCCTTGCGCGGATCCTCGCCGAACAGACGCGCCGCGCTTTCCTGGTCCAGATCCGATTCGAGGAAGGCTGCAACCAGCGAATTCGCCACCGAGGCGGCCAGCTCGTTGTTGGCGTACTGGTCGGCCATGTGGAATTCGCGCATCACCGCGGCGACCAATGGCTTGCCGCGCGATTGCCCGACGCGATCCTTGTCGTGCAGGTAGAGCACGCGCCGACGCCCCCACGGCGTGAAGGCCGGGATGCGGTCCCATTGCAGGTAATTGCCCTGCAGCCCGATGGCGGTGTCGCCGGGGTGGCTGCGGGTGATGTGGTACGCGACCGGGGCGCCGTAACGGTCCTGCTCGATGCCCGCGCGGATGTCCGGGCGGTGCTCGAGGCCGATCGGCGTGCTCAGTCGCTCGGATTCGATCGGCATCAACCGGGTGGACCAGGGCGAATCCCCGCGCGGCAGCCACAGCGGCAGCGCCAAGGCGTCGCCGTTGAGCGCGGCGCCGGCCAACTGCTGCAGGGTCAGCCCGAGCAGGGTGCTCGAGCGCGCGGCGTCGCAATCGGTGGTATCGGCCCAGCTGCGAAACTGCGCCTCGACCTGGTTGCCCCAGGCGCGGCCTTGCTCGTGCGTCCAGCCGAGCAGGCGCAGATCCGGTTGCGCGGAGAGCCGCAGCACGGACCCGACGATGTTGTCCTTGTGGGTCTGGATCGTGGAGCCGAGGAGCGAATTGCGCCCCAGGTCCTGCGAGCGTGCCCGCAGCTCCTCGACCTCCGGCAGGAGTGCGGCATCTGCCGAGAGGTGCGGGGTGTGCCAGCCGCTGAACGCCGGATCGTCGTACGCAGCGCCCCGGTAGGCCGTCATGTCCGTGCCTGGCATGGCCGGCGCGTTGGCGATGTCCGGAGCAACCCGCGCCAACGTGCGTACCGGTGCGGAGCGACGACCGCGGCGACTCATCGGCCGCCCACCACGTAGATCGGCCCGCGGGTCGGTGCGCCTTCCTTCGCCGCGATCGCAGCATCCAGGTCGATCAGGTGCGCCTTCAGATCCGCACGGCGCTGGCCGAACGTCGCCGAGTCCCCGTAACGGGACGCGGTCGAGGTGGCGCGGGTCATCAGCTCGTGCAGCGCGGAGAGCGTCTCCGCGCGCATAGCGTTGAGGGTGGGCAGGTCGATGGAGGCGAAGGCACTCATGCCCGGAAGGGTGGGCGAGTGCCTCGGAAATGTCTTTTGGAAATTTTCAGTGAAAATTTCCTATTTTTTTTAAAGAGTTATTGAGTGTTCGACGCGGCATCAAATCGGGTTTTAATGTCGCTTAAGTCATTTTCATCGGCGGAAAAGTGCTTGACTGCCGCTTTGTAGATTGACTTGATCGTCGTCCAGGGCACGTTCACTGGCTGTATGTACTCGCCTGCGCCGCCGCAAACGTCGCAGTTTTCCGCCCCTCCTCCGCAGCAGCACGCAAGCGGAAAGTTGATGGTGAATTCGCCGATCAATGCGGCCTTCGCGCCGTTCTCTGCGGTCAGTTCGCGCGGCATCATTACTGTAGTGGTTTCCATGGTTTATCTCCTGTTCGCTGCTCACTAAGCATCGCGCGCGCGTCTTCTCTCGATCGCCGAAACCTCCGGCCAGCACTCCGCGCAGACTGCGCCGGGCCGATATGGCTCCTCGGTCGTCATGGCGTAGTCGCGGCCGCAAAACGTGCAGGTCTGCGGCGTTCCGATCTGGCTTGCGGTCATCGCGGCGATGCGGGTGCGTGCGCGAGTGCGGGCGGCGTCTTCCGGGCTGATCTCACGGGTTTCCATCGTTTCCTCCGGGCTGTTTGGGTTTTTCGCGATACGCGCGCACCGCGCGGCGCACGCCCTCGGTTAAATTGTCGCTGCCGATCCGCCTGGCCTTCTCGACCAGGTCGACCGGGAGCAGGATGGAGATCTGCCGCGTCGGCGTCGGGTTGTCGGCGGGCGGGCGGCCGGGGCCGCGCTTTGTTGTGTCCATGTTTCAGCAGCTCGGGTGACCGGAGAAGTTAGGGCGCCAATAGCCGGCCTCCTCTTGGTCTTGCGCGGGCGTTGCGTAGTCGCTCGGGTCTGCGTCGATCTCGACCAGGTAGTAGTCCCGCGGCTCATCCGGGTCCTGCACGACATGGCGGCCGTTCTCGGCCATGGCGGCGAGCGCGTACTCCTCCGGGATGTCGTTCGGGTCGAAGTCCTCGCCGAGGGCCTCGTGGGCGGCGGCGATGGCGGCGGCGTCTTCGTCCTGCGTGGTCAGATCCCATGCGCAGCCCGGATCCCAGCGGGTTGCGGTGCCGACGACCAGGTCGGTCTCGGAGGCCTGGTCGTGGGCGAGGCGGGCGCAGCCGACGGACGGATCGTAGTCCGGGCGCGCATCGGCGGCGGTGCGGGCCGCGTCGCAGGTTTCGTAAAGCCCGGCGAGGCGGACCTTGGTTTCTGGGCCGTACATTTCGGTGATGGCGAGTGTGGCGAACATGGCGGTCTCCGGGTGTGCGCCGTCCGTGGCGCGTGGTTGGTGTTATTCGGTCAGATCCCGCAACGATGCTCGCGAAGCATCTCGGATCCGCTGTAGTAAGCGACCATCACGTCGCCGTAGACGCCGTCGCGTGCCAGTTTGCTGACGACGCGGTTGCGGTTGGCGTGGCCGCGGAAGGTCTTAGAAGTGACCGATCCGGTAGCGGGGTCCGTCCACGTAACAACTGTGTCCTTCCTGGACCGCTCACGCAGACCTGCGTCGTAGCCGACGCTCCACTGTGCGCGGCGCGACCAGTCGAAGTGCCCAGGCGGCTTGCGGTCGAACAGTCTGCCGGCGATCCGCTCGCGGCCCTGCTTTAGGCCGACTTCGTAACCCGCCGCTTGGTCTGTGTTGTCGGGCTGGAACATCTTGTCTCTCCGGTTGCCCTCGTTCACCCTTGCTTTAATATAATACTAGCATGTAATTATCATGACGCAAGAGCCCCAAGACGAAAAACCATTCAAAGAAATTCAACCGACCACGAAAAGACCGCCAGGCCGACCGGCCAAGCGCACGGCAAGCCCTACCCTTCGCCCCCCAAAATCTGCCGAATCCTCCGCTCCGTGACCCCGTGCGCGCGGGCAAGCTCGCGCTGGTTGCGCCCGTCGAAGGCGTCCAGCACCGCGGCGCGGTCGAGCCGCTCACCCTTGCGCACGTAGATGGATTGCCCGCCCAGGCGCAGCATCAACCGGCTTGCCACGGCATCGGCCAGGTGCTCGGCCAGGCTGGGCTCCAGCCCGGCGGAGCGGGCGGCGTGGTGGGTCTCGGCGAGGACGACGTCGACAAAGCAGTCGGGCTCGGGCATGCGGTTCCTCGTCATGTCATGGAGATCGGGGCGAAGATGGAGTCGGACGCGTCCTCGCCGGCGACGGCGGCGTCGCTGCGATCGGCGCGCAGTTCGGCGCGGGTCTTGTCGGCGTAGTCGGCGGGGTCTTTGCCGCTCAGGCGCAGGGCGGCCAGGGCGTAGACGTAGCAGTCCAGCGCCTCGTTGCGCGAACGGGTCTTTACCCATTCGGCGAAGGCGCGGTTGCCGTGGACCTTGGTGACGAGCTTCTCAGCGCCGAGCTGCGCGAAGTACTCGTCATCGAACGCGGGCGTGCGGGGGAAGTGCACGTAGCCCGGTCCGACCTGGCGCAGCTTCATGCGCGCGTAGAGCAGCGCCTTGGCCTGGTCCACGCCGACCACGTAGATCGGTGCGGCGCGCTTGCGCCGGGCGCGGTAGCGTTGGCGGATGCGGCGCTCGTCCTCCACGATCGGGCGGCCCGGGCCGTCCATGCCCTTGAGCGCGAAGCACCAGACCCCGGCCGCCTCGCAGAAGTCATAAACCATGCTGGTGTTGTAGCCGGAGTCGATGCCCGCGAAGTCCGTGCGCGCCTCGCGCAGCACCTCGGCGAGCTCATCCCAGACCTCCGGCAGCGCCGTGTCGCCGGGCAGGATGAGATGGTCGCGCGTCCAGGCCTCCTCCCCGGCCGTCCAGTCCACGAGCGTGACCTCGAGGCGGTCTTTCTGGACGTCCACCCCCGCGGTGCGCAGCCGGGCCGGGAACTCGCCGTAGTCCTCCAGGCGCCCGATCAGGCTCAGGGTGTCCAGGCTCTCGCCCTGCTCCACCCAGACCTCGCCGAGGGAGGTGTTGACGAAGCGCTTGAGCTTGGCGGTGTCGCCGCGGGCGTCTTCCCACTTGTCCCACAGCTCCGCCCACGAAAAACCCAGGCCGATGGGGGCATAGAGGGCGTTGATGTGATAGCCGCGCGTGGGCTTGCCGGGGTCGCGCGGCACCCAGCGCCCGGCGGCGAGCATGGCCGGCTTGTGGCGCTCGTCGATGCGCTCCCCGCAGGCGCTGTTGGCGCAACGGTAGTAGACCGCCCCGGTGGCGGCGTTGCGGATCAGGCCGGGCTCGCCGTCCGGGCGGGTCCAGTAGAGCACCTGGTGGTGCCCGCAGTGCGGACAGGGCACCTCGAACTCGCGCCGATCGCTCGCCTGGTATTCGTCGTCGATGCGGGAGATGCCGGCGGTCGTCGGGGTGGAGACGAGCAGGACCTTGCGGCGCGGGAATGTTTTCGTCCGCTCATCAATGAGCCCGAGCGGGTCGCCCTCTTCGCCGGCCTCCCAGGGGAAGCGGTCGACCTCGTCGCAGACCACGTACTTGATGGGCATGGAGGCCAAGCTCGCCGGGCTGTTGGCCCCGGAGATCACCAGCATGCCGCCGGGGTAGTCCTTGAGATCCTCGGAGTTTCCCGCGTCGCGCTTGCGCCGGCCGTCGAAGATGCGGCGGATCTGCGGGGTTTCGTTCAGCAGCGGGTCGAGTCGCTGGCGTACCCAGCGCTTGCGGACCTCGAGCGTCGGCAGTACGACCAGGGTCGGGGCGGGGGCGTGGTCGATGATGTAGCCGAGCCAGTTGAGGGCGAGCTCGGTGTTGTGGGTCGGGATCATCCCCTCGCCGGCCAGGAACAGATGCGACGGCGAGTCCACGGCCAGACAGCGCACCGGTCGCGTCGGCACCGGATCCACGGCAACGATACGGCGGCGCAAGGTCTCCGATGCCCGCTGCCCGGCTTGCGTGCGCAGGTGGGCGCGCTTGCGCGGCAGATGGAAGACCGGGCGCTCTGCGTAGGCCGTAAACCCGATCGACAGGGACGGGCGCCCTTGCTTCGGGTACGTCATCTTGGTGGTCGGCTTGTAGCCGAGCGAGCGAATCAGCTCGACGATCCCGGCAGCCAGAGCCGGCGTCGATGAGGTAATCCTGCAGCGGTGGCTGCGCGGATCGATGCCGCCGTCGGTGTCCATCAATCCTTGCAGCAAGGCCATGCGCTGCGCGGCCGACGCGCGCAGATACGCGGCAGGGATGTGCTTGTTGCGCAGCAGCCCGGCGGCAGCTAGGCGCTTGTGGAACGACGGGCGAACCACGGGATCCACCGCGCGGCCGAACTGCGCTTTCATGGCGTGCTGCCGCTGACATTCGGCGCAGATCTCGACAGGCCGCCCACGGCGGATCACCGTATAGTGGCCCGTCTCGGCGAGACGATGGCCGCGCAGACACTGCCCCTCGCGTGTCCCGCATGGGTCGAGCCGGACCGTCAGCGCCTTGCCGCGCAGCCCCGCGTCATCCACGACATACCCTTCCGCGCGGATGCGGGCGCACAGCGCAGGCGCATCGTCCACATGGAGCGTCGCCTGCGCCGAATAGGCATGCCCGTCGCCCAGCCAGACCCCGAGGGTGTAAGGCGCGATCGGCAGATCGGTCTCGCGACACTGCAAGGGCTCGGCGACCGGCACGGCGTAGCGGTTGCGGTTCGTCCCGCAGCGCACGGTGGCCGCGATCTCCTCCGTCGTCAGCACGCCGGAGCGCGCGCCCCCGTGATGCGGGCGCCCCGGCGTCAGCGGCGTGACGGATTCCACGAACCAGCGATGGCCGGCGTCGGCGACGATCTCCGAGCCGTCCGAGAATCTCACCCGGTAGCACGGGCGCCCGACATTGATCTCGGACACGGCCAACACCGTGCACGGCTCTCCGCGCTCGTCGAACAGCCGGTCACCGACCACGACATCACCCATCCGCGTCCAGCCGTCGGCGGTCGGGATGGGTGTGTCGAGATCCAGGGCCTTGGTCATCTGGGTGGCGAACTTCAGGACGATGCGCTGCGCCGGGTGATGGGTCGAGAGACAGTCCATGATCTCGCGCGCGAACGGCACGCGGTCCGTGCGCCACGGCCCCGCCTCGCCGGAGGACTTGGAGGTCAGCACCCGATACCGATCCGACCAGGCCGAGACCGACGTCGCCGGTCGCGGCCGGGTGGTGCGCGCCAGCGCGGCGTACATGTGGCCGCGGGCGTGGTGGATCGGGACGGAGGAGCGCCGCGGCGGGCGGACGCGAGGGGCGGGGAGGGACTGCGAGGGGTGAGCGGCGTGGTCGAGCTGCGCGTTCATGCCGCAACCTCGGTGCTGCGCTTCGCCGCATTCCGTGCGCACGCCGCGCGCGCCTCATCCGCCGTCGCAAAAACGCCCAAGAGCGCGCAGCGCTGCGGCACATGCTCGCCGCGGCGGAAGTGGTACTTGTCGCCTGGCGGCCATTCGTACCACTTGAGCCCTGGCGCGACGTCCGCGCCCCAGGCGAAGAACTGCCAGCCGTGGGCGCAGCGCCCGGCGCTGATCCGCTCGCCGGTGTCGGCGAGCTCCACGAAGGGGTCGACGCGCGTCCAGGTCAGCTCCGCGGCGGAGGCCTCCGGCTGTGCGCCCGGACAGGGCGGGGTTGCGCCGATCCAGGTCTCCCCGTCGCGCGCGAACCGCGTCTCCCATTGCGCCCAACCGCGCGCGTCCGGCTCCGGGAGGATGGCGTTGGTCTTGTCCATGCCGCAGCGGGTGCACCGGTAACGGTGGACGGCAAGCTTCTCCCAGGCGTGGCGCATCAGGCGGAGGCCTCGGTGGATTCGGCGGCTTTGCGCGCCATGTAGTCGGCGACGGTCTCCAAGCCCTCGCGGGCGACGTCGTCGATGATCTTGTGCAGGGTCGCGGTGTTGCCCTGGTGGCCGTCGAGCGCCGGGGTGAGGCGATCGGCCAGGCCTTCGAGGACCGCGCGCACCTGGGCGCCGAAATCGGCGAGGACGAAGTCGACCTCGGCGCGCTCCACCAGCAAGCCTGCGGCCTTGTCGAGCTCCAGGTTCGCCAGCTCCGCTTTGGCGCGCTGCAGCTTGTAGGTTTCGAGCTTCATCGCGACGCCGACGTCGACGATGCCGGTCGGGTCCGGGGCGTCGAAGCCGGAGGGCGGCGGGGAGGATGCCGGGGCGTGCTCTGTGTTGGCGGTCGCGGTATCGCTCGGAGCGCAGGAGCGGCCCGTAGAGGCGTTGGCGGCGGCGGCGGTCGCCTTGGCCGCCCGCAGCTCCTCGAACTGCGCCTTGCGCGCCTGGTGCTTCGGGAGCGGGCTCTCGGAGGCGTCGCGCTCCTGCATGGCTTGGGCGTAGTCGAGCAGCCCGTCGGCGCCGAGCGCGATCCGCCCGGACTTCACCCAGCGGTGGACGGTGGAGCGCTCCACGCCGAGGCGCCGCGCAAATTCGGCCTGGGTGATGCGCTCGGACATGTCAGGCGCTCCGCGGGGTGGTCGCAACGGGGGAGGCAACGGCGCCAGGTGTGCCGTTGCGTGCCGTTTCCGGGTCTAAATGGCCGGCGGCGGGGGCGGAATCGGCCATTTCCGGGGAAAATCCGGTCAAGGATTGACCATGGTTACGCTTGAACGCCGAATGGTTACGCTTGTGGTTACGCTTCACTTGTCTCTAACCCTCTAATTCTATTGATGGTTACGCATGGTTACGCTAGTTACGCTTTACGCGTATACGCGCGAGACACACATGCGTCTGTGGGGAGGTGTCGTTTGCTCGCACATGCGCGCGATGGCTTCAGGCGTAACCATGCGTAACCATCCTTTAAAATCAATGCGTTGATGCGTAACCACCAAGCGTAACCATGCGTAACCATGCGTAACCATCGCGGTCAGTACCCTGGATCCGATGCGTCGGTGACCGCGTTGGCGAAGTCGAGATAGCCCACGGTGGCCCATTCGATGCGCGTGGCGTAGGCGTCGGGCCGGTAGCGCTCCTGCGTCGGGCCGTGGTCGAGCGCGACCGCTTGCTCTAGCGCCGCGGCACTGGGGATCACCAACTTGCGCTGCACCCGCGTCTTGTCCTGGTAATTGCGCCACGTCCATTCCGCTTTGCCGGCCTGCCAGCCGTGCAGCTTGTTGCAATGTCCGATCAGGTCCTGCGCGCGACGGGCCCGCTCGCCGTTGCGGTCGCACCAGCGCCGGTATGATCGGTAGAGGTCGGAGCCTAAGCAGGGGCAGAACGGCAGGGTGCCGCCGCGCGGGGCGTCGATCTCCAAGGCGCGCCACTCCTGGACGAACCGCTCCTCCGAGCTGGTGGACTGGACGATCAGGTCGCGCTTGGAGCTGGTGCTCGGCGGGTGCGAGGCGGGCGAGAAGTCGCCCAGGTCGCGCGTCAGCAAGAAGTGATGCAGCGCTGGGATGCCGCCCGCGTCGATCTCCGCGGTCACTTCGTCGAAGAACGCCTTCGGGAGCTTTGGCGGTACCCAGATGACGCAGTGCCGGCGGTCGTCTTCTTCCAGCACCAACGGCTGTCGCTCGTTGGAGAGGAAGACGATGTTCATTTGGTTTTTTTCGTTGTGCGCTGCAACGTTTTTGGGGTTGACCCGGATCGTCCCGCCCGTAATGAAGCCCTTCAGGCGGTTCTTCACATGGAACATGTCCCCGCGCGCGAGGACCTCGTCGGCGAGGATGTAGAGCTTCTTCTCCGCCCAGTCGGCGTTGAACTTATCCTCGAGCGCCTCCTGCCCGAGGATCCGCCCGTACTCCCCGAAGATCCGCCCGTACGCCTCGAAGAAGAGGGATTTACCGGTCCCTTGCGGGCCGTGGATGACGATCGCGCTGTGCATCTTTGCGCCGCGATGCTGGAGCGGATACGCCAGCCAATCGAGCACCCAGTCGTAGACCTCCTCTGCGTTGCTCTCGCCGCTGCACAGGTATTCGAGCAGCTCCAAAAGCCGCGTGCAGGTGCCCGGTTTCGGCTCCGTGGGCCATCCGCCGAAGAGGTTGCACTTGATCTGCGCGTCCGCCTCGGTTGGATCGAACCCGATCTCGGTATCGCGCGCGACCCGCCAGTCGGGGTGATCGCGCATGTTCTCCCAGCCGTGGCGCGGCAGCAGGTTGAGCACGTCGTCTTTGTGGACGAGGCGTCGCTCCACGTTGTCGAACAGCACCTTCCCTCCCATTCCGTAGGTGCCCCAGTAGCGCTGGACCGCTTCATCGACGGACAGCCGCGCGACCATCGGCGCGGCCCCCGCCCCCTCGGTGACGGGTCGGCGCTGTACGGCGGTCCCTTCCAGCCATCCGACTCCGGCAAGGAAGGTCTCGAGCTGTGTGCGCACGACCGCCAAGCCCTCCAGGGCGTGCAGGTCGTTGAAGTCGGTGAGCTTGGGCCAGCCGGAATTGACCAGGATCTCGCCGGCCTCGCGCCGGAAGGTCTCTCGGTCCTCGGTCGTGATCGCGGCGATGCGCTCGCGCAGCTCCACCTGGCGCGCGTCGGTGAAGACCGGGGCCAGCCAGCGGCCGTCGATCGCGATCGCCGCGGCCGCCGCGGAGCTCGCGCCGGGGTTGCCGAAGGTGGCAAAGTCGTCGTCGGCACAGATCAGGATGCGCGTGCGGGGGTACTGTTTGCGCAGCGCCTTGCAGACCTGCAGCAGGTTCCCGGCGCTGAAGGCCACGGCCGCGGGGATGCCGGAGGCCTCGTGCAGGCTCGCCGCGGTGGCGTAGCCCTCGGTGACCAGGAGCAGATCGCGCGGGGATCCGCCCAACAGGTGCCAGTGTCCGACCGGATCCGCGCCGCGCGGCCAGTACTGTTTGTCGAGCCTGTCGCCGCGGTCCTTCCCGCGGATCAGCTCCAAGCCCCAGACCTGGCCGCGCGCATCCATCATCGGGATCGCGAACGTATCGGCCGTGGGGTGGAACCGCACCCCGTAGCCCTGCACGCCCTTGCGCTCGAGGTAGCTGCTCTTGCCCTCGGGCAGGTAGCGCCGCCACACCTTGGCCGCCTGCACCGAGGCCCGTTCCGCCTCGGCCGCGCGCTGGGCCTTCGCCTTCGCCTGGTCCGCCCGGATCCGCGCGTTGATCGCCTCGCGCTGCTCCGCCGAGAGCGCCACCGACTTGCCCGGGCGCACCGGCACCTTGCCGTTGTCGTTCCCGTGCCAGATCCCGTAGGCGCCGACCAGGTGGTACTCCTCCCCGATCAGGACCTCCGAGAGCCGATACCAACCACGGCGCTCCCGATCGCCCTCGACCTTACACCTGACCGTCTTTCCCGAGCCGGTGTCCAGCCCGTCGATGATCAGCCCGGCCGCCCGCATCTCCGCGAGCACCGCGTCGTAATTGGCGACCATGTCAGTTGGCCGCCTCGGCGCAACGGCCGAGCCTGTCCGAAATCCGGTCCAAAATTGTTGCAAAAACCGCAAAACCGATCAGCGTCGATTTCAAAACTGAAATTAAACAGTTAGTTGCATCTAGCCGAATCGTACACGCTAGCGAAAATCCGCGCCTCAGGCACC